CTACCTACAACAGGATCTTCCACCATAATAAGAGCAACATTATTTGATAATAAATCAATATCTATTTTACCTGCTAATTTAGATATAAGAGGTCTTTTCATAAAATAATTTTGTCTTGTGTATTCATTCTCAATTTCATCAATATTACTCGTGTGTAAGAAATAGGTAAAATTATCTTTTTCAATAGTAATTTCACCATTTTCATCATTTTTGACAATTTCCCAACCATTCGGATGTTCATTACTTTTCATATCATATTGTTTCAAATCGGAATCATTGACAATATTGCTAATTTTTATTGTTTGATCATTTATGTTTTCATCATAATTCTTCGAGATTTGTCCTTCTGAACCATAATTTATTGCTAAGAACCATAAACCTTCTTCTTTAAGTTTTTCAACTATAGCATCAAAATAACTAGATAAAACTACAAATTCAATTGATTCAGTATCATCTCCCGAACCTATGCTACTATAGCAAGGATAAACGTACTTATTCAAATCTTTTAATTGTTTGATTTCTTCTCTTTCGTCTAAATCTGTAACATCATTATAATAAACATCAGAAATAATTTCTGGTCCAAATTGTAATAATTTTTGATATTCGTTATAAATATTTTCGTCAATGTTATCCATGTTATATATTATATAGATAATATTCTTTTACAAAAATTGTAGAAAAAAATAAAACAAAAAAATGAAACATATTTATAAAATATATTTAACTTAATATAATGAATCAAATTGAATATTATACTGATTTTTGTATTGAAAAAAGTAAAAAAAAAGTGGAATTTTCCAATTTTAGAGATGTAATTTATATACCAAAAACAAGTGAATTGTATGATACCATAGATTTATGGTGGTCACAAATAGACAAAAGTAAAGCTTATTCAAGTATGGCAAATGAAATTAAAAATATACAAATGTTATTTCCTAACATGACAATGAAACAAGCAATGAAATTTTTGTATCAGCCAAATAACTTGATAGAAATTGAAAATTATCGTTCTATGGTAAAGAAAAAAAGACAATATACAATTTAGTCATATACCGATTACCTATACCTTTTCACAAAAATATCAAAATTTTTTATACAACTAACTTACACATACATATTATAAAGTGCCGATACATTTTCTTTGTTTATCTTAATCAATTTATCTACAATTTCCTTTGTAACTGTAAATGGGAAACTAACTGTCAATGACATGTCTTCTTCAAATAAATTGGTACCTGGTTTCATCAAACGATACAAGTTCAATTTTGTATGAATAATTTCAAGACAACGCTTCAAATTACGAACCCCATCCTCTTTATTACAATAATTGTCAACAATATATTGTATCACTTCATCCGGAATTATAATGTCCCCTTCATTGAATCTTACTTGTTCTTTTATTGTAGGTAATAAATAATTATTTGCTATTTGAGTCTTTTGTTTTTGATTATAACCCTTGGTTTGAATTCTATACATTCTGTCTTTCAATATTGGGTTCACTTTTGATTCATCATTATAACTAAATATGAATAGACATTTACTCAAATCAAAATTGATTTCAGCAAAGTATTTATCATGGAATTGGCAATTTTGTGTAGTGTCTGTCAAATGTGTTAAAATACCTGCTATCTCTTCACCTCTTGGCGTATCACTTATTTTATCCAATTCATCAAAATAAATAACTGGATTCATACATTTACTATCAATCAAAATTTGGACGATTTTTCCCCACGTACTTCCTTCGTATGTATAAGAATGACCTTCTAAGAAGCTACTGTCGGTTGCGCCACCAAGCGCAATGAAAGCAAATGGTCTATTCAAAATCTTACTAATTCCTTCTTTAACAAGTGATGTTTTACCTGTACCTGGTGGACCATGAATAGCAATTGCGGTACCAATGGCTTTTGGATTGGTCAAAAGTTGACCAAGCATTTGCATTATTTGCATTTTAGCATCATTTAAACCATATACCGCACTATCCAGTGTTTTTTGCGCGTTTTCCATGAATTCATGGCATTTATCAACACCGTCTTCAATACTAATAGGTAATGATTCATGTTTATCAAATGGGATTCTCATAAAAGTATCAACCCAATTTTTAATTTTATAGAATTCACCGCTTCCAGGCTCCATATAACGCAGTGAGTTGATTTTTTTCATAGCCGCGCCCTTGAATAACGCTGGAATATTGGATTCCAAAAGTGTCATACGATATGGTTTTTCGATTCGCGTTAATTTATTGATTTCACGTAATTCTTTGATGATTTTCTTTTGATAATCGAATTCCAAATTTTCGAAGAATTTAAAATCATTCATAGTGTTTTTATCTCGGAGGATTTTCTTAAAAATGCGTCCATTTTTTGCTTTTTGTTTCTTTTCCTTCTTCTCTTTTTTAACAGCAGATTTTTTAATATCCGATTCGCAAATATTAACGCATTTTTTTAAGATATTATTTTTCGGATCCTCTTCCAAAAGTTTGTTCATTTTTTCCAACAATGAATTGCTATTTTCGTCGTTTGTTGTGATTTCTTTATTTTCATTTGGTTGATTCTTTGTTTTTTGTGTCTTCTTCGGTGGTTTTTTGGTTATAGTTTTTTTGCGATTTACTAATTCTTCGTCGGCGTCACTTTCATCTTCTTCACTTGAATCATCCGAAGAAACAGATACATCTTCATCTTCGGTTTCATCTCCACCCAATTCGTCATCATCATAATCAGAGTCATCATCATCCCATTCATCTTCATCTTCAGTACCTCCTATTGTAAAAATAATATTTAGTTTCTCAGAACCTTTTATAGGAATTTCATCTTCGTCGTCATCGTATTCATCTTCTTCATCGTCTTCGTCTTCGTCTTCATCTTCGTCTTCATCTTCGTGTTTTCGCTTTCCCTTTTTAAGACTTTTTTTAGACGACATTTTGTTCTTCTTTGTTTTTGATTTAGATCTTGTAGTAATAATATTTTCATCGTCATCATCTTCTTCTGAACCTTCGTCGTCATCTTCTTCAGTTTCCCATTCTTCTTCATCTTCTTCAACAATCTCTATACGTTTTTTATTCGCGCCCTTTTTACTAGAAAGTTTTGACGATTTCGCTTTTTTATTGGAATTGGATTTTTTCTTTTTACTATCTACATATTCGTCTTCGTCGTCATCGTCTTCTTCAATGAGTTGTTTCTCGATTTTTTTATAATTTTTTTTTATTTTTTCACCAGCTTCAATTTTTTTATTCAAATGTTTCGATGGAAATATTTTTGACAAAAATTTTCTATATTCATGAACATCCATTTCATCACTATCACTTTCACTTATAAAATCGTTTCCGTCGTCATCATTATTATCATCGTCATCAGAATCTACATTTTTTTTCTGCTTCTTGGAAAGCTCTTCCATTTTTTTTGTTTTTTTAGTTTGTTCTTTTTTTGCTAATAATGATCCAGACTCGCGTGTCATTTTTCAATAGTATGTTTAATATATTTTTAATTATTTAAATCCAAATCAATTTTATTTTTTATAATTTAATAATTTATGAAAGTAATTTATTAAATTATTTTACTACTTGATAATCGTATGGTAATTTATTTACGCATAGTTCTTCTTTTTTTCGCTGACTTCTTTTTATGTTTTCTATTGTTACGTGATTTTTTACCCCCATTACTAACAATTTCGTACTTATGTAGAATAGACCCAGGTAACGAAGATACAGAAGGCGACATAGTAAATTCATCCAATGGTTGATATATATCATTTGGATCCGCACTGTTTAAACGTGTTGCTAAATATTGTACTTTATAAAAACTATCTGGAGTTCCATCTTCATGAATTTTTCTTATAACGGTTGGTTTATTAAAATTCATTATATTATCCATTATACTATTAATAAATATTATTTTTTATACTAAATATTTTGATTGAAAGTTAAATAAAACGCATATTTTTAACCTAGAAATAGTTCTGCTAGTTACTAAAAATGCGCTTTAGCATATTACCATACGGTATAAAAATTAGGATTTGAAAATTTTTACGATACGTAAAATATACAACTATTTAAATATTCAAATATACAAAAAAATATAAAATTACCAAAAACGATTTAAAAATAATTTTAAAATAAAAATGATTTTAAAACAATCTAAATATAAATATAGCAATATAATAAGAGATGCCGAGAAATACTATCTCAAATAATGGTTCAACCAATTGTTCAAAAGTTATTGGAATTCAGTTTAGTATTTTATCTCCAGATGAAATTAGAAAAGGCTCCGTAGCCGAAATTACAACTAGAGATACTTACATTAATAATAAACCTGTTATTGGTGGTTTATTTGATCCGAGAATGGGTGTATTGGAAGCTGGCCTCATATGTCCAACAGATGGTTTGGATTACATGGAAACACCGGGTTATTTTGGTCACATTGAATTAGCTCGACCAGTATTTTATATTCAATATTTCAGTACTATTTTAAAAATTTTGCGTTGCGTTTGCTTTAAATGTAGTAAATTACTAATTAGTAAGGAAAAATTTAAGCAAGCTTTAAAGCTACAAGGAGAAAATAGATGGAAATATGTATTTAAACTAGTGAGCTCAATTAAGCGATGTGGTGAAGACACCGAAGATGGTTGTGGATGTTTACAGCCAAATAAAATCAGAAAAGAAGGATTAGCTACCATTTATGCTGAGTGGGTCAATAATAATCCAGATACAGAAAACATTATTATTAAATTGACTCCAGAAATGGTATTGAAAATATTCAAAAGAATATCAGACGAAGACGTTTCTTTCATGGGTTTTAGTCCAGTATTTTCGAGACCGGATTGGATGATTTGTCAGGTCATGATGGTTCCGCCACCAGCTGTTCGTCCATCTGTAAAACATGACGCCCAACAAAGATCAGAAGATGATTTAAGTCATATTTTAGTGAATATTATAAAAACCAACAAAACTCTACAAGAAAAAATACAGAATAATGCTCCTGCGAACGTGATTGATGATTGGACAACTGTTTTACAGTATTATATTTCCACGCAAGTAGATAATAAAATACCTGGTGTAGCAGCTGTAGCACAAAGATCAGGCCGTCCATTAAAATCCATTAAAGATCGTTTAAATGGTAAAGGTGGGCGTATGAGAGGTAATCTGATGGCAAAACGTGTCGACTTTAGTGCGCGTTCTGTTATTACTGCTGATCCCAATTTATCCATTCGTGAATTAGGTGTACCTCTGAAAATTGCGAAGAATATTACCAAACCCGTAACAGTGAATAAAATGAATAAATCATTTTTGACAAAATTGGTTCAAAATGGTCCAGATGAATGGCCAGGTGCGAAGATTTTGGAAAAGAAAAACGGTGAGTCGATTACTTTGCGTAATATTGATCGCAATTCACTTGTATTAGAAGAAGGTGATATTGTTCATAGACATATGATGGATGGAGATGCTATTTTGTTTAATAGACAACCTACATTACATCGTATGAGTATGATGTGTCATATCGTAAGAGTTATGAAACGTGGCGAAACATTTCGAATGAATGTAGCCGACACAAAACCGTACAATGCCGACTTTGATGGGGATAAACAATGACTACATATATCGTCTTGTCCTCAACAGGGAGCGTGAAAAGCGTGTTACTCCCTAGTTAAATGATTTAAAGATAAAATATTTATAATAATTATAATGGAACCATCAAAATGTTTAGAACTGTCAAACAAGATTTTAGACAATCCAAACGAACGATATTGTGAAATATACAAGATTACTAATACATCAAATGGAAAAATATATGTAGGACAAGCAGTTTCTCATATATTGAACCATAAGAGATATCGACCATATGGACACGAAGGAAGATTTAGATGTCATATATCAGAAGCATTTTCACAAAAGAAAAATCAGTCACACTATTTAAATAATGCTATAAGAAAATATGGTGTTCACGATTTTATAGTTGAATTAATAGAATATTGTGAAATTTCAGATGCTAATGATAGAGAAATACATTATATTAAAACATTTGATAGTTTATTTCCAAATGGTTATAATTTAAAAAATGGAGGAAGTGTATTTACTCATAGTGATGAAAGTAAAAAGCGTGTTTCTAATGGAGTAATCAATTATTTCAAAGACAAAAAGTTTGAAAGATTTAAAAATGTCCAAATTTTAGATGATAATATTGATAATTACATTAAACCATTAAATAGATTTGATCTACAATATGGATGGTATGTATATATTAATAGAGTCAAAGCAGATTTTGGTGGTGTTCATATTTCCTTACAAGAAAGCAAACAAAGTGCTAGGGAATTTATTATAAAATTAAAAGAAATGAATCATTTAGCAACACATTCAAATTGACGGGAACGCCCTTAGAGCCTTCACTACCACTCACTACAGGAAACGTCTGTGAGGATCTCGGTTTATAGCCGATCGCCGATGGTAATAAAGTGAAGGATTGGGAAATCCGCAGCCAAGTCCCTAACCTCGTTATGGTAAGAGTATGGGAAAGGTTCAACGACTAGACGTTTGTGGGTCTCAAATGATAGCCTGACCAGCTTGATGAGGCATAAGGTATAGTCTGGCCCTTTGGGAAACCCTAGGGATTCAACCGGAGATGAATTTACATATGGCCCAGGACCCGGAGTCCGAGGCCGAATTAAGAAATTTAGCAGCTGTACCATATCAAATCATTAGTCCTGCTAATAATACCTCTATTATCGGCATTTTCCAGGACTCAATGCTTGGGTGTTACCAATTCACCAGAAAAGACGTGAATTTCACACCAAGAGAAGCAATGAATTTGTTAATGATGTACGACGAAATAAATGAAAACAAATTAGTATCTGAATATAACGAGAATCACAAAATAACAAGTTACAATATTCTGTCACAAATTGTACCACCTTTATCTTTGAAATACAAGACAAAAGGTTACAATGAAGAAAAAGATGATTATAATACAACAAAAACAGGTGTGTTAGAAATTATTGACGGTGAATATATCCGCGGACAAATGACAAAAGATGTCCTCGCTGCCGGGTCAAAAGGTCTTTTACATAGAATTTGTAATGATTATGGTAACATGTCTTCCAGTAAATTTATTGATGACATACAAAACATTATTACAGAATACATGAAGACCAGTGGTTTCAGTGTTGGAATATCTGATTTAATATCTGATAAGAAAACCAATGATGAAATTATTGATGTCATTACAAAAAAGAAGAGTGAAGTTAAAAATTTGATTGACCAAACTCAATTGGGTGTTTTTGAAAATAATACTGGTAAAACAAACGAAGAAGAATTCGAAACTAAAGTCAACAATATTTTAAATCAAGCAACATCCGAATCTGGTAAAATCGGTTTAAAAAGTCTTGGATCCAACAACCGGTTCGTTACTATGGTAAAGGCGGGTTCAAAAGGTTCAGATCTAAATATCTCATTCATGATTTCATGTTTAGGTCAACAAAACGTAGATGGTAAAAGAATACCATATGGTTTTGACAATAGAACGTTGCCGCATTTCACCAAATTCGATGATTCGCCAGGTGCTCGTGGTTTTGTAGAAAGTTCTTACATCAACGGTTTATCACCACAAGAATTATTCTTCCACGCAATGGGTGGTCGTGTTGGTTTGATCGATACTGCAGTAAAATCTGTTACATGGGAAACGCCTATAGTAATTATTGAAAATAGTCAAGCAAAATATACTGAAATAGGTAAATGGATAGATCAACAGTTAGAAGATAAACCTGACGAAATTCAACATTTTACAGAAAGACAAATGGAATTGCTAAATATAAAAGAAGGTGATGTATTCATCCCAACTACAGACGAAAATGGAAATGTTACATGGGGAGAGGTAACTGCTATTACTAGACATGATCCAGGAACCGAATTATATGAAATCAAGACAAATGGTGGTAGAAGCGTTATTGTTACAGAAAGCAAATCATTATTAATTTGGAATGCTGAAACTAAAAAATTAAAAGAAATGCCTACTCCTGAAATAAAAGTAGGAGATCGCGTCCCAGTTACAAATATTTTATGCGAACCTCCTGTTTTAATAAAAGAAATAGACATGCAAAACTATTTACCAAAGACAGAATATATTTATGGAACAGATTTTAATGTAGCATCTAATAAAATGAATGAAGCCATGATAAATAAGCAAAAAATTACATCAGGCTGGTGGAAAGAAAATAATGGAACAAACTTTACACTTCCTTATTCTAAGAAATCTTCTTTACAAAGAACACATAAACGTTCAAACATTGATGTTATTCAAAATGGATATATTTATCCTTATCATGCTGCTAGAAAGAATACGCTATTTAAAGACGTTTTTGAATTAAATGAAGGAAATGGTATTTTCATTGGGTTATTCTTAGCAGAAGGACATGCTAGCAAATCTACAGTAACAATTACAAATTTAAATGAAAATATAAGACACTTTGTAAAGCAATGGTTTGATAAACATAATATTGAATGGACAGAAAAAGAAAAAATAAATAAAATTGGTGGAAAAACAAACACTATTATAGGAAACTGTGTTTTATTATCTACCTTTTTGAAAAAATGGGTTGGTCATAAAGCAGAAAATAAATATGTACCTAGTGAAGCATTTATTGCTAATGAAAACTTTATAAAAGGTCTATTGAACGGTTATTATTCTGGAGATGGAACTATTTCAAGAAATTCTATTGATGTTAGTTCTGCGTCAAAACGTTTAATTGAAGGAATAAGTATGTTATGTTCTAGATTTGGAATTTTCGGAAAAGTTTCTATCATTCAAATGAAGAAGAATAATTTAGGTACAAAGAATATTAAACCAACATACAGGTTCTTTATTCGTGCACAATATGGAAAAATATTTACAGAAAAAATTAGTTTATTAGAA